CTCTTAGGTATGTTGCCCTTTTTAAAGCCTGGTTCGAGTGGGCTCAAAAGAACCACCCGGACTTGCTTGATAAAGAGGTAGGAGCCCCTTTGGTCATTCAGAAGGATTTAAACCCCTTGTCCCCGGGTGTGAAAGCTCGGGGTGCCCAACAGAAACCGAAACTTTCTCCGATTTTGGAGGAGGACCGGCTAAATGGATCAGGACAACAGAAATTGAAGGACTCGACGACACAGTCTGGAGCAGACACTCAGCAGCCTTGTATGAGTGGAAAGACCCCACTGGATTCAGCGAGCAATCAAGTAGTGTTGGGAGATCCAAAGTTAGGTATCATCAAGCTAGTACCACCAAAGAAACAGAGCTCTGGAGAGCCCTTAAAGAAATCCGCAAGTACTCAGACTACGGCTGGCCCGAAAGGTCGCCGCAGGCAGAGAAAGAAAGCTTCAAACAGCAAGTTGACACCCGTTCAAAAGGTGCCAGCCAGCCCTCCGTCTTAAAACGTATACAAGTAAGGAACCAGGTGTGCCACTGGTATCCTTCGTTCTCAATTTCCAACAAATGGCACAGCCCTTCTATTAACTTGAAAGAGATTATTAGAGAAGTGTTGCCCTATGTTCAAAATAAGGCAAGCCCAGGAACTCCCCTTTCACAGTTTGGTTCTTCTAATGGAGAAGTCATGGAAACTTTAGGCCTTGAGGCCATAGTAGACATGGTTTACCTCCGTTTGATCAAATTCAAATTATACACCCCAGAAGCAGTCCGAGAAATCGGTCCTGTTGAGTGTGTGAAGCAGGGACTTATGGATCCCGTTAGGGTTTTCGTTAAGAACGAGCCCCACTCCCTGAAGAAACGTTCTACAGGTAGAGTTAGGTTGATCCATTCCGTGAGCTTGCTGGACAAGATCATAGAGCTACTCTTGGTGAGGTCAGAACAGAAAGTACAGATTTCCAATTGGAAAACTATACCTAGTAAGCCAGGTATTTCATTTGAAGAAGATGGCAGAAAAGCCATCTACGACAAGGTCATTAGCTGGAAACCTTTTGGTTATTCTAGTGACATGAGCCACTGGGACATGAGTGTCACAGATTGGCTCATGCAGGATGACATGGAAATAACACTGCTTAAGTGTCTGAATCCCACTTCTCTATGGGAAGATTTCGTTAGAGTAAAGGAGGCCCTGGAGGAGCAAGCCGTGTACCAGTTCTCGGATGGAGAGTTGGTTATTCCACATTTTAGAGGAATTACAAATAGCGGTAAGCAGAAAACCAGTTCGTCGAACAGTAGGATGAGAGTCCTGTTGGCCAAACATTGTGGCTCTGAAGATGTTATAGCAGCCGGAGATGATTCTTGTGAAAAGAGTGTGTTTCCCCCTGAAATAATAATCAGTAACTATGAGGCCTATGGTTTCACTGTTAAACAGTTGACCCATGTTGTATCCGAATTTGAGTTCTGCTCACATGTCTACAAGAGAGATCTGTTGTATTCCGTGAATGAGGAAAAGATATTGATGAATCTCTGTCATAAGAGAGACAGTCTATCGTTGTGCGGCTGGCTGACCACCATGGCTGAGCTTAATCACGAACTGGGAACTCATCCACTCTACCCTGGTATCCTTGAGGACCTGCGAAAGATTGGGTTCTTGGAGCCGGTGGGGGCTCAAAGATATGGCCAATAGAAGGGCAAAAGCAAGGAAAGCTAGACGCGCAGCAGCCCTTGCTCAAGTAGTCAACACAATGCGCGTTGCAACCGCAAGAGAGAAGTCTTTGGAGAACATGATGAATGGTCTCAAGATAACTCCCAAGAAGAAACGTAGAAGCAAGAAACAGAAGAACAATCAGATGATTCCTCTTCCGTTGAATGCTCCTACCTTTGAGCAAATACAGCGAAACATGAGACGAACAGTACCTCCCAGGGTCCTGGGTAATTCTTGGGCCCACTGTCGAATGGATCCTTTCTCCTCCTCCGGAGGTGTTAGGAAACCTGACGGTAGAGGAGCTGGCCGGTCCATAATTGTGGACCACTTGATTTCTGAAACCATAACTTTCAATACTAGTAGTGGTTTCACTATTCAGACGTTTCCGGGTATGTTGCCCTATACAGCTGCCATTGTAGGTAATGGAGCCGCGGGTGTTAACGATTTTACTGTTAATACAATAGGAGGCTCTTACAATTTCATAAATCCTGTGGCGACCGGAACCAACTGGTTCCCCTTAGGAAATGTGAATGAATGGCTTCAGGGCAATCCCGTGAAATATGCCAGCAACTCAGGAGGAGTTCCCAACCAAAATGATCCCTATGTCTCCTCTGACATGAGGGTTCTCTCAGTTAAGAGATACCTGCAATATTCTGGTAACTTGACTTCAGATCAAGGTTGGATCTCTGTTTCTCCCTCCCCTTTCAGACTCTCGAAGAACTTTAACGAGATCGATGCATTGAGTGCTGGCAACGGCCTTGTAAACGGTGTAGCCACTGCGTTCAATTCTAATACATCACTGTCCATTCCTGTAGGAGTTCCCTATTATTCTTTGGATTTAGAGAACCCTACTACCACTGTGTTTAACAAAGACACGGTCCAGCATAGAATGGATGTGGCTCTTAGTATAGTATCCAAGCAGAAGGGTGATATCCATGATTTTGCCGGTGTACCAGACACCGGTTTTCTGGTTTGTCCCAATGCTTCGTTGGTGTCTAATACAGGAGCTCCCACGGTGGTGTATCCAAATTGGTGTTCGTTCAACTCCACTCCGGCTGTCCCGCTAGTTTGGGCTATAGCCGAGTCCTGGATAGGAGAGCTTATAAACGTCACTGGCGTGTCAGTCGGTGCGTCTATGAAGTTCCTTACAGCCATTTGTGTAGAGTATGTTCCTCAGAGTAACAGTCCGATGGCACCTTTAGCCGTTAAGCCCGCACCTGCTAACGTTGGTTTGGTTGACCGAGTTAATGACATGGTAAATGCCATGCCTGTGGCGGTCCCTTCCGTTAGTGAGAAGGCTTTCATGCCTAATAGAGGGGTCCCTCGAATGTGAGTGAACCTATAGGTGCCTCCTTTGGAATGCCTGAGAGGATGTTGAGGGGACTGTATGATGCCTGGTCGTGGACCCCATTAGGATATGGTAGTCAGAAGATGTTCGAGCTATTTGTTCATAATGAGTCCAGTCCAGCTCCTTTAGTGCTCCCCTCTTGGGTGCCTTAGTCGTTGCGGTGGAAGGAAAACCTAGAAACCCGTGAAAGGAAAATCACGTTAATAACCCTTCGGCTCCAGTGGGAAAGAGGAAGTCGGGTTCATGGAAAAGATAAAAATGAGT